CATGCTTTACGCTAGTGCCCTCTCTCGTAGCCAGTCAGCTCCACCATCCAAGTATACCTGATTTACATCCTGGTTCTCAGGTAGCGAGATGACAACCGCCTTGTCGAGGTCTTCCTTAATTCTTTTAGCAAGTTCCATTCCTGGATTTCTGCCATCCTCTTTAAGGTCGTTATCTGCAAAGATAACAATACGGTCAAAGCCCTCGAACATTTTCGGGAACCAGGGCTTCCATTGGGAAACACCAGCAATCCCCACCGCGGGTACACCAACAAGAGCAGACATGACAAGGCTATCAAGTTCGCCCTCACAAATAGCAATGACATCCGAACTATCATGAATGTCCACAACATTATATAGACCAACCTTTTGACCAGTAGGCCAAAGATACTTAGGAGAACCACCGTCAACCTTACGAAACTTAATGCCAACAACACCAGTGGGAGTGCGATAAGGAATACTAAGACAACCAACAGCATGCTCATGGCCTGGCGCAGGATCATTGACCGTACCTAGGCGGAATGTATCGGCGGCTTCTTTTGTTATTCCCCGCCCTAGCAGGTAAGAGGCCGTCTGATGATCCAGTGCTTTGGCGTACTTGTTTGCGGTTTCCGTCAGCAATAACTTCTGCTCTTGTGACAGCATCTTTAAATCCTATCTGTTCTTTGAATTGGACCACCGAATATACATCGCCATCGAACTGGCAGACAAAGCAATGGTAGCGTTGCTTGTCAATGTTTACTGTAGCACTAGCCTGTGTGTCATCATGCAAGACACACCGCATTGAAATATAACCATACCTGTTTGGTATCTGAGCGCCATAGTGCTCAAGTATTGCAGACAGATCAGGCTTATCTTTCACAATAGTTTGAGCACCAGGTCGCATGGATCTCCGCCCTCATCCCACTGTTCTTTTTCTTCATCAGACATGTACTCGTAGGTGCCGTCATGGGTAGCGCAGATACTATCTGTACACCAACCCTTGCTTATGCCATGTTGTACCCAATCAGCACGTTCGTTCCATTGTTCCGTGTTCATCGCTCTTCCCTTACAAACTGTTCAAGTGTTTGCACTACCCAAGCCTGATCTATGCTGGCCTGTCGGCGTTTAACAATTACATACGCAGGTGGGACAGGAGTGATGTTACGCGCTTTCGCATAGTTCTCTGCCTCAACAACGGCTTCACGCCAAAATCCTGGGAGATCAAGCTTTGCTGTTGCCTTGAGTTCAAGTACATAAGGTGCTCCTGACACAAAACAAACGATGTCGCCCTCGTCTGCCTTACCTGCAAGCCGTAAACGCTCTGCCATAATTCCTTTGCTTCGCAACCACTTAAGCACTGAAGTTTCAAAGTTGGATCCTTTCGCTTTTGCTGCTGATTGTTTACTAGCCATTGTGATCCTTAAGCATTTCAGTCCAGCATTCAGGGTGAATGCCACTTATAATTTGTTCGCGCATTGGTGCCATTAGATCAGAGAAAGCATCTTGAGCATAAGCCCCATTGATGTATCTCTTCAAGTCATCTTCCCAAACAGTAAGCATTCCACCCTTTTTGCAGTGTGGACAATCTTTTGTCACATAAGTTTTGTAACTCATACTATGCTCCTTCGATACTCTGCGCCGACAACGCTTTGTCTGTCATTGTATAACGTCATGCGACTAGCATCAGCATACAACACAGTAAAGTTAGTTCCACTGGCTGAGTTCTTGGCAAAACGGTTCTTAACACAGGCAACACGATACTCGCTGGTGTCATGATCCATTGCTACGGTCAAGATCATCTCAGGTAACTGACTAATCTTACCCTGAATACTCTTGCGTGATGGTGGATACTCTGGTCTGCCTTCGCCCTCAGAAGTATGGTGCAATAGGAATACTGCAGCATCTGTCTTACGAGCAACATGGTGCATGGCCTTGGCTATGTCTCTCATACCAGTCCATTCATTGTCATGTAGGGCAGCTACGTTCATCAGGTTATCAATGATAATCAAGTGAGGATACTCACCAAATGCTTCACCGTAAGCCTGAATGCTTATGTCAATGTCGTCTAGTGTTGGACTAGGATCAAACGAGAACTGCAGGTGCTTGAGCGTGTTTAGCTCATCCCGATAGAACTCATACCCATTGCCACTACTGAATGCTTCTTCTACATTGTTTACTTGGTTGCCTGTGATAACAGCAGAGGCACGAATAGCAGTAGTATAAGCATCCGTATCTGCACTGATGTAAAGTGTTGGCACACCCGACTTAAGCGCGTAGAACAAAGCAAGTAAAGACTTACCGCTATTCGGTTGACCAGCAATCATAGTGACTTGACCCCTACGGAATCTCACACCATCACTGGCTAACGCTGGAAACAAATCAGGTAAGAGCTGCGCCCCGCTTTTCTGCCTGTTGGCAGCCTGGGCAAGTGTAAGCATGCGCTTCTCCTGTCTGTTTGCGTTGTTGTAATACGATCTGCTGAACCCGACTTGGGGTTACTTCAAGCAGATCGCTGAGGTCATCGTAAGTCCAACCCCAGCGATCTTTTAACCTGAGTACAAGGCCGAAGGTAGCAGGATGAACTTTGGTTCCCTTGCGTACCACCATGACTTACTTCTTATCGAAGATAGGTGCACACTTGTCAGTAGCTTCTTTAGGCTGTGGACAGAAATAACCTGACCATGGCTTATTAGCAGGAGCAACATGTTGCATAACACCATGTCGACATGATGGTGCACCGCCACCTACTGGTGCTTGAGCATACTGTTGTGGTGCCTGTGCTACTGGTGCCTGGTTGATTACCTGACCACCTAGTGATGCAACTACGGTATCAACTGCTGATACTGGAGCTGCTGGTGCTACGCCACTTTGTACTGCGCGTTCTGCAGCCACGATGTCTGGCACTAGAGCAACAAAGGCTTTAAGGTTAAACTCAAACTGCTCTGCGGTTTCACCGTACACATTAAGCAATGCGCCAGATGATGTCTTGAAGTTAGCCTGTAAGGCTACGTTACCGTTACTCATTACTTAACCGCTTTCTTTGTTGCTGCTTTTTTAGCAGGTTTGGTTGCTTCCTTTGCACTTTTTTGTGCTCTTGCTAATGCGCTTTGTAGTGCTACATTTTCAAGTAACACTTCATACAGATCGTCTGACAATCTATCAAACTTTCTTTTTGATACAAACATTATTGCTCCTTCTGTTGTGCTATTGCGTATAATGGATCCATTAGATTTGCAAACTCCCCGCCCTGAATGTAGCAATAATCTTTTACGCTACACGATGAGCAGTAGTTGTTGGTGTTAGGTAGGAATACCTTACGTTGTACTGAGTCCTCGAACTGCCTAAACAATTCAGTAAACAGTGGTGCTGTCCAAAGATCCAGCCTTTGAGCTGGAATCATTATGACCTTTCGTGCATCATAGTAGTAACCCACACTTGGGCGAATACCAAACTGCTTTTCCATTGCAGTTGCGTATAGCCCTAGCTGCATGTCACTTCCTGGCATACTTGCGCCAGACTTAAAGTCCACTACAGCAAGTTCACCATCTGGTGTTATAGCAATCATGTCGGCAAATGCCTTGATGCGAACATCACCATACATGACATTGAATTGTATTTCAATACCAGGTATTCCTTCTGGAGTCATCCACACTTTCCAGCCTGATGACTCCCAAAATTCGATAAAGTTTTGCACCATGATAGGACCTTGCTCGGCCCACCAATCGCCATTTTCTTTATCTGGATTTGCTTTACTTGCGCGACCTGATGCACGCCAGTCTAGAGGATTAACCCCAGACTTTTCCTGCTCTTGACCGATGCAGTCATTAAACGCTTCGGCCCATAGTAACTGTGCTTTAGACATTTGTATCCTGCTCCAATGTTTCCCTGAGGTAGCGCTCTAGTGCGAGATGAACCGAAGATCCCCCGACTAATGCCCACGCTGGTTGAGTGGGTACGTGTAGCTCTCTTTCGAGCTGCCACTTCTTACCGCACTGTACCCAGGATGTAAATGACGAGAAGGATCTATGTCCCACCGTTTGTTCTTTGATTAATCCCATGAGAGAGACTGTACACACAACGAACACACAATGCAAATCAGTTAGTTCGTAGGCGTGTCGCGCCGTGATTTGACAAGTCCTCGAAGAGGAAATTATACTGCGAGCAGAGCGAGCGAAACAATGAACAAGCGCCTTGAGGCGCAAATTAGAACAAAACAAAACCGTGTGGTTAAAGGGGTTTAGTGTGCCCTCTGAATCTATACGGCCCTAGGAACGACAAAAAGGGCCACCTGATACCGAAGTACCAGATGACCCTTTAAGTGTCTTAGCGTCCCGCTGTGGGCTTCCTAGCCCTATCCTATGGCTGCTTTAAATTCTCTAGTTCCCAGAGTTAAAGCCTTAGGACCGTCATGGTAAACCATAACACCAATAGGCGTGCCTTTTTTAGCCTGGAAAAACCAGGTGTGTGAATCAATGTTATCCAAGGTTAGATCTAGAGCGTGCTGACCAGTGAAATCATTGAGTTTCAATGGATCTCGCGAGAACCTAGCAAGAATGCGCTTGGAGCCACCAGTATTGGCTACGTTTAGGTATACTCCAAAGTGACCCATGCCATCGGCAGTAGGTGTAATCAAAGCTACACCATTGAACTTAAGTAGTGTCCACTTCTTTGCAGGAATAACCTGCGGATGCGTGTCATCCTTCCAACTAACGTACATTAGGCACCAATCCATTTCGTAGGGTTAACAGACTTGAAAGCATTCCAATGACCTTTGTTATTCTGAACCTCAACGTGAAGGTGGGGTCCTGTGACATGTCCTGTTGCTCCGCTAAGACCAATGACTTGTCCACGCTTAACGTGATCGCCAGGCTTAACTTTAACTACTGATAGGTGCATGTAACCAGCCCATAGGCCAGGTGTGCGATCAGGGAACTTGATGTGATCGACAATTACGTGATGTCCAAACGCAGCTCCCCAATTGAATGAGGTAACAACGCCATCGTTCATAGCATGAACTGGAGTTCCAACTGGGCAACCAAAGTCAACGCCTTTGTGCATACCGCTGGCGTACAGCTTGGACTTAATACCGTAGCCTTGAGTTATCTTAAACTTTATGTCAACTGGGCGCATTAGTGCCCTGCAACCTGGTCGTTAACGACAACCTCAGTTGTAAGTGATGGACCGTGTGCACCAAACTTGGCTGAGACAACGCTTGTGGCAATGGATAGCAATGCGGCAGAAGCGGCTACGCCTAATAAGTCGGTAGTTGTTGCGCTGTTAAATAGATTTGCAGAAGCACTAACTGCTGCGAATGTTTGAATAAAAGTTTTAATCGAACGTTCTGCTATTGCTGCTAGAAACTTCTTTGTGTTCTTACTTAACTTCATTTGTATTTTCCTCTACGGTAGCGTGCTATGGTTACGATTACTTTAGATTTGTATGCTGGTTTTCTCATACTTCTACTGGTGTGAAAATTTCTTTGTATGTTCATTCACTAGCGTTCTCCCTTATGTGCTGTTCGTACTCACCTTTAAGTTGGGATAATTCCCTACCCAGGGTGTCTAGTTTTAAATCCATTTTGTTTACAGTGTCAGAGATGCGATTGATTGCTTCACGAATACCACCACCATTAGGACCAAACTGAGCCTCGATGCGGTGCAACCTATCTTCCATTCTCACCGACCTGATCTGTGTATCTTGCTGATTTTTTTCTATCTTTCGCCACACACCCCAGATACCTGCTAGAAGAGCAATAACATAGGGAAGTAAAGGTAAGAACCCATCCATAGACATTATGTTGTCCTCACCTGGACCATAATAATTCCACCAAAGCCCTTGAAACGGCGGTCTGGTGGATCGGTACGCTCAAAGGCAACCTTTTCAATAAGACCTTCGACCTGCTCACCCGTTGTAAAGTCTTGAATGGTAACAGTGTTGCCGTCACCTTCAATTTGTTCTAGCGCAGACAAGCGATCCCAAGCGCGACCTTCATAACCAGAAGCAATGTTGTAACGATCTGACTCAAAGTCATAACACATAATCGGAATACTAATTGAGCGTGTGCGTTTGTTGGCAGGCAATGCCTTTGTCTGATAGCCAACCATTACTGGTGAAATAGCAGCGTTGCTTGTGTTGCGGTTTAGTTGGAACCTGAAGGCAAGTTGTTCTGCAGGAGAGTCCAAGTTGGTTGAGAAGTCTTGATCTACTGCGGTGTCAGAAGCAACAGCGGTAACGCCAGTTACTGTGCCAGACTTATCAATTGTAGATATGGCGATACTGCCAGTTAAAGGTGATAGTGCGCGGACCTTGATAAACTTAAAGTGCTTCTTTTCCATGGTGTTGTAACGAATAGCACCAGTATCAAGATAGCCAGTAGAAACCTTGTTAGTTGCATGCTGGAAATACACACCCTGTCCATCAACAACGAAAGCAGCGCGACCAGTTTCACCAATGAAAGCAATGCCATCACAGTTACCCGTAACCCCAGAGTTGAGATCTGTAGTCCAAGCAAATTTGCCATCAGATAGTTGTTGTGACAAATCAATGCGAATAAGACCAGACTTACCGTCAATGTCTTCGGTGACAGTTGCGTAAGCAAAACGGTCACGGAAACCGAACCCATTAATGTGGGCTGTACCTGGTTGTTCATATGTCAACGGACCATAGGTAACATAACCGCCACCATAAACTGATGAGTCAATAGTTCCAATGCGAATACCTTTGTTGGTTCCGATGAGAACAAACTTTCCAAGGTAAATACCAAGGCTAATAACATGCTCATCGTCAGGGAAGTCTGCAGCGGATACGGCATTAGTTAATGTTGGGATAGTGCCATCACTATTAAGTGTAAGTTTAATAATGGATGATGTTATGCCAGCATAGCCAGAAGCATAGATACCAGTTGGTCCTTCAGCAATAGCTGTAAAGATCCACTTAGCATTCGGATGTATGTAATTAGGGTTACTTGAATTGCTTGTTAAAATTACCGTTCCTGCAGACACGGTTGCGTAAGCAATTTCTGCCGTAACATTGGGTATAGAAAATGAAACACTGTTAGTTGTAACTGCTGTAACAGTAGTTGCTACGTTAAACGATGTAAACGGTGCAGCAAAACTTGCCATAGTAATAGGATCGCCAACACCAAAGTCATGCTTTGAAGCAAACGTAACCGTAGCAGTATAAACACCACTTGTAGGGTTCTTGTATAATTGCGCTGCAGTAGCAGTTTTAGATGCTATTCCAATAACCTGAAACAAGTAATTATTAACACCAGCCATTAAGCGTTGCTTTACCCACCCGATGGTAACGCTAGTGACAGATCCAACTGATGCAGGGTAAGTAAAGATTGATGTGCCAGTACCGACACCAGTTAACAAACCTTTATAGATACCAGTAGAGTTGGCAACGTAGTAGTTTGTTCCATCTTGTGTCATGGATAAAATGTCAGAACCTGAACCACCATAAGTTACCGAGGTAACGGTGCCCGCTGAGTCAATGCGCTTTAATGCAGAACCATCCGAAACAAATACACATGAGACATTGCTTCCATCAATAGCGCCCATAATAGTTGTTACGCCAGTAGTGGTTAAAACTTTAGTGACATCTGGCAACAAAGAGATTTGTCCAGGAGTCCATGGGTCAATGCCAACAGATTTTTTAAAACGGTAGATAACATCTGGGCCTTGCAATGGTTCAAGGTAGTTAATGTTTGCGCCAAGGTGCCATGAACCTTGTGAGCGTAGCCACCAGCCCTCAAAGGTCTGCTCACCTGGTTGCTGTGTTGTATCTAATTGAGTTCGCTTGTATGTTGCAGTCTCACGAATGTATGGATACTTGTTAGATGCAGCTAAGTAGTATGGCTCGCCACCAATAGCAATGTCATAAACGCTGTCGGTATTTTGGTGAATTACGTTAGCCACCGCAGACAAACCGATTGGATCAACAACGTATTCTGTCATACTGTGTGTTGGTACTGCAGGATCTGTCAGACTTGTTTCATTAAAGAAAAACGTTGTTGCCGTTCCACCACTACTGTATGTACCAGAAACTGTTGATGCTGGTAGCCGTACGATAAAGGCTGTTCCAGTGCAAGAGGAAATCTGAGCACTAACAATGCTTAAAGTAGTTGGAGTAATACCAGTAATGGTTACGCCATCTCCAGCAGTAAATGAATTAGCCGCAGTAAATGTTACAACTTGATACGCTGGTGGGCCAGTAACATTTGTTATTGAGACACCAGTAATTGTTGCAGTTAAACCAACTGTTGACATTACTGTTCCACTTTGTCGGTAATTTCATTTCCGCATGGGCCGCAAATAACTGTTGGCAAAGGGTCAAGAAATTCAATTTCAATGTTTTCATTCTCACAACCTGATGTGTGGCAAGTAACTAAATAATTCATATCTTTCCTATCCTGCTGCCGTTGTTGATGTCATTTGAACCGCTACAAATGAAACTGATCTTGCGCTTGCCGAAGCAGTTGCGCCAGTCCATACATATAAATTCATTCCAGTAGTTGTTGGTGAAGAATAAGTCGCGGAAGTTCCAGTTGGCCCCGAGGTGCTTTGAATTGCAAGTGTCACTATGGGCGCAACTGCAAATCTTCCTGCTGTAAACGTAACGGATCCAGAACCCGTAATACTTGCCGTATTAACTTCCATTGCATATGGTATTTGAGTTGTCGGAGTAACAGTTGGAAGTGTTACAGTTCCAGTAAATGTTGGCGATGCAGTGGGAGATTTAGTATCTATCTGTGTTTGAATTGGAGAAGTAACACCGTCAACATAACCAAGTTCAGTAGATGTCACTGCACCAACAGATGTAGTAGAAGGAAGAGTAACTGTTCCAGTAAAAGTCGGTCCAGCCGTACCCGCTTTACTGTTAAGTTGTGTTTGGATAGCAGATGTTACACCAGCAACGTATCCAATTTGAGTTGAACTAACTGTTGAGGAAATTCCCAATTTAGTCCAGTCAACAGCAGCAGCCGCTGCAATGTCAGCATTAACAATTGTTCCATCGGCAATGTTTGTTGAGGTTACCGTGCCAGTACCAATGGCTGCTGAGGTAACAGAACCAGCAGCAAGGGCTGTTGAAGTTACCGCGCCAGTAGCTAGAGTTGCTGAGGTAACAGTGCCAGTAGGTAAGGTAACAGTTCCCGTAAATGTTGGACTAGCCAATGGAGCTTTTAGGGCAAGGTCAGTAGTTGATGCCTTTGCAGCAAGATCAGTAGTTAGATTAGTTACAGAAGCCTGAGCAACAGTTAAAGTATTATTAGAACTGTTAATAGTTTTGCCAGTTATTGTCTGAGTGGCACCTGTTGTTACAAGGGTAGAAGTGTCGGCAATACCATGAACACTTGTAGTTCCAGCAATATGTGCCTGTGCTTCACGCATATCACGACCAGTAATAACATGCTTTACTGTAGAGCCAGCACTATGAGTAATAGCAGTAGTGCTATCGACTCCACGAGAAATGATGTAAGAGTTAGTCGCAGAACCAACACTGGTAACATCAACAATTTCCTCGGAACTGGTATCGTAACCAAGCGACAAAGTAAATGGGTAGGACGTTGGATAACCAGCAATAGTTGCAAGAACAATCTGCGTATCACTAGCAGAAATTCCATAGACTAAAGTTGTATCTATCGCTGTGGATGAGTAGTAACGATTGATTGCCATGATTTACCTATCGTGTGTAGTGAACGCGGGTTGGGAATAGTTCTTGCTGACGGCGCATCTCGACAGACAAGCGATCTTTGTACTGAGCAAAGAAGTAACGGGAAGCCTGAGCGCCAGCACCTGAAGGTGTGGACTGGTCAAGGGCATCGGCCTCAACAGCCATAGCAGTAACACGAGGTGTATCAAGATAAGCAGATACACGATATGCTGCACCAAGGGTGATAACCTCACGAGAGGAATCAGGCAAACCACTGTCGGTAAAATCATCCGAATCAAGTAGCAATTCAGTTGGTCGCTTTGTGTAAACAACGTTTACCGTGCGACCTGGAACAATGCCATCATAGATAGATAGAGTTTTGCCAGTGTTGAATGTGGCAACGTTAGCAACCTTATCAATTTTCCAACGGCGAATAGGCAACCATTCACGGGTAGGACCAACGGTTTGCCAGCTAGCCTGAATAACATCAATGGCTTCGGTAGGTAATTGGTAAGTATTGCGTGCTGCAACGAATGGGAATGTTGTGTAGTAAACACCAAACAGATCGGGGTATACACCGTTGATAGCATTATTGATAGCTTTTTGGATTACCACGCGAGGGTATACAGGGGAGATAACTACACGATCACCAATGGCATGAATGGTAATGTTAGAGTTACGAAATCCGCGACCCTGTGGAGCAATGTAGGCAACGTTGTTTATGCGGTCAAAGTTATCAATCCAAAATAATTCATCGCCAATTTCAACAGTACCGCGTGATAGCGTTGTACCATCAGCAACAGTAAAGGAATAGTAAGCATCAGTGCTATTTTGTACCCATGGGGTAGAGGTTGCATCTGTAATAGCAGAAGTTAAATACGTTGCTTGGTCTTGGCGTTGAGTGTAACCAGATACTGAAATCAGTACCTCATCAACTATGTCTTTAAAGTTAGCCATTATACAATCCTCGCTGCGGCTTCATTTTCGCCAAGGCCAGAAGTACCAGCCAATTTGTTAAGAGCGCCCTGTATTTCAAGACCAGACGTACCAGCCTTAGCATTCAGGGCACCCTTAATGTCAAGACCGCTGGTTCCAGCATACAAATTTGCAGCACCTTGAGCGTCATAAGCAGGAACATCAAAAGAATTTAATGTGCCAGCCAAACGATTCATGTGGTATTGGAGAGTACGACCATCACCAGCAGCCATGATTACTTACCTTGCTTCTTGATTGGGGAACCGCCAACGCCTGAGTAGCCACCGCTAGGTAGGTCAGGGCGACCAGTCTTGCCTTCAAGACCAGAGGCAGTTTTCTTATCTGTACATCCGCATTGCACGCACATATTTACTTACCCTTCTTTACGCCAGTTACCTTTTTTAGGGCTGGATTCTTTTTAATTGCAGCAGGGGAAGCCTTACGTGCTCCCGCTGCTAAGATCGCCCCAGCGTTTTCCATAGGAATACCTTGCTTCTTGGCGATTGATTTTTGTACATTTTTAAAACCTTTAGGTGAGGCAGCCATTACTTGCTCTTCTTCATAATCTTTTTAGCAACAGCTTTATCTGCCTTCATGTCCTGCTTTACGGTCATAGATTTTTTATCCATAACCTTGTCGGCTTTTATGAATTTTGCTTTTTGAGCAGCAGTCATGCCTTTCATTACTTTTGCATCTTGCTTCTTGTCAGCCTTTTCGCTAAACTTCTTAGCAACAGCCATTACATTCCCACTTCCTTCATAACGGCACCATGTGCCTTGGTTATTGACTCAGCCTTAGGCATAGTGCCAGCGTCATAGGCTTTACCAAGTTTGTCACTGGCTTCGACAGCAGCTTTAATCTGCCCTATACGAGTACCAGCAGGTTGAATGCCTTGGTCTCTAGCAGCCTGGTAAGCATCAAGTTCACCATTCCACTTAGACTTAGACATAGCTTTAGTCGAGGAAGCATCTCCAGCATTCATTTCAATGTTGGAAGCACGAAGACAATCGCCCCATGTGGCGTGGTCTTTAGTTAAACAACCCGTTCTACAGGCCATCTTTGTATTCCTTTACAACAGAACTCACCATGAAGGCGTAGTTATCTTTAAGGCGTTGCTCATCAGGATTAAGTTCCAAAGCAATGCGCGAATGCTTTTTAGCCGAACCCTTTTTACCAAGGTTCCAGCAAGCAATAGACTTTAAATCGTGCAACCGCCAAGTAGTTGACTCATCGGCAAGATAGTGTGTGTCGGGCTTTAGGGCTAGACCTTTATCTGTGGCAGCTAAACACTCTTCCCAGCGTTCCCGTGTGTACATAAACTGGGAATAAGAGAACCAAGTTTCCATTTGTTCAGGGGCAGTCTCAGTACCAAATTGATACCATTGCTCGGCTTCTTGATTGTTGCCTAATTGCTGAAAACTAAAACCAGCATTGCGCCAAGTAGCAGCACGCTCAACATTCCAACCAGCATCCAATCCTCGGAGGGTTCCTGCTGTTCTGATGACATCTTCCCACCTTGAATGAAAGTAATACTCACGTGCCAAGTAAGCCAACATGCGTGAATCTGAGGGGTCTTCTTCTACCGCCCACTCTAGCATACCAAGGTACTGTGTACGTGGCTTAGAATCGTCTGGAGCGTGTTTAACCAGGGTCTCAACAACTATGTCGTTCTCTGGTCGTTTCTTGGAAAGAACAGGAACTTCATGGCATGGCTTAATCCAACGGAACCCATGCCTAGCATGAACCCTATTGTTGTTAGCCCAGATGGTTCCAGTATCCCACATGACCCAAGCTCTGTCGGTATTTGGTTGCCAGTGTTCCCTGAGTTTGTCAAAGAAATCTGGATCTGGTATTTCATCCATGTCTAGGCTTACACAGATGTCTACATCTGCTGGAACTAAAGCCAAAGCTGCATTGCGAGCATCATCAAACCTGAATGGGACTACACTAATTTTGTGTGCCTGGATACCATGCTTTGCAAGCAAAGCCATCGTGTTGTCTGTTGAGCCTGTATCTGCTACTATTCGTATATCAGCACCCGCTGTAGCCTTGGCCCAGCGCTCGGCATGTTTGGCCTCGTTAAGGGCAATGGCGTAAACTGCAATCTTCATACCACAACCCTATCATACTATGGGCGTAAAGACGATTTGTTTATTGCTACACCTTTGCAACAATCTGCGTATGAGTCGCAGTCTTGTGTTGGGCATCCAGTTCTACAAGCCATTAGGAACTTCCTCGTCAGTATCTACCCAGTTCCACCCGTTGATTGGGTAGGTGTAGGAATCTTTATCCTCAATGTGAATCTCGTAGTCAGGTGCATAGACGGCACTTTGAGCAACATAAACCTGATCGCCTTCAACTTTGTAAAATGGCATTAGACCGTCACCGTCCATCCCTTAGCCGTAGCAATAGTAGTCGTGCAGGTTGCTGCACCTGGATTGCCTGTGACTGTGATTATTGGAGTGCCAATGGTTGCCGTTCCAACTCCAGAGGATGTGCCTGTGGCTGTGCTGGTTATAAGAAATGTTGTTGAAGTATTCACCGCTGAAATTGAAGCACCAGCCGTATTAAAAGCAGCAGGAGTAAGACCTGCTACTGCTACGCTTTGAGCCACTTTGAAACCATGCGGCGAACTTGTTGTATAGGTTGCGGTTGCACCAGTTCCTGTTGCTGAAGAAATTGTGGCAACCGCAGGCTTTGTCGCAAGATTAGTAAAAACAGTATTTAATGCTGTGGCTGAAAGTTTTGAGTTTGCCAACGTAAAGGAGAGTGCTGGAGAGATAAAGTTAGCCGAAGATAATTGATATGTTGCTGTAAACATACTAGTTGTACCAGTAACCGAACTTGACTTGGAAAAATCCATTGCGCCTATTGAGTTAAGGTTGTAACAATTAACAAACATAGTTGGCATGGCTATAAGACTTGCGGTATTAAATAATGGAATTGTTGCTAAGGATGAGCAACCGTTAAACATACTTGTCATAATTGTTACGTTTGCTGTGTTAAACAATGGAACTGATGTAAGTGCATAACAAGAATTAAACATACTTGTCATATTTGTAACACTTGTCGTGTTAAATAATGGAACTGTTTGTAGCGCATAACAATACTGAAACATACTTGTCATATTTGTGACATTTGCCGTATTAAACAATGGAACTGATGTAAGTCCATAACAACTTTGAAACATACTTGTCATATTTGTAACGCTTGCGGTGTTATAAAGCGAAATTTTTGTTAACGTAAAACAAGCCTGAAACATACTTGTCATATTGTTAACACTCGCGGTGTTAAACAATGGAACTGATGGAAGTGCATAACAAGAAAAAAACATACTTGTCATATTTGTAACACTTGCGATGTTAAACAATGGCGTACTTTTTAATGAATAACAAGTATAAAACATTTGTGACATATCAATAACATTTGCGGTATTAAATAATGGCGCAGTTTTTAACGCATAACAACCGTAGAACATACTGTTTGTAGAAGTAACTGTGCCACTACTATTCGCAAGAATTACTGATTGTAATTCGGTGCAGTTGTAAAATTGATTTGCGTAAGTTGTCACCGCCCAAGCATCAATTCTTACTTGTTCCAACATTTTTGGTGCTAAAGCTTGAGTTGCGCTACCAATAGTAAGCGTGGTTAAAGATGCGCCGTTAATCCAAACATCAAGCCAGTTGTAAGAATAATTGGTATTTGTTGAAACCAATGACGGATGCTTTACAGCAGTAAGAACAAGCGCAGTCATTGTTCCCGACTGCGGGTACACCGTAACGATTGCCATTTTGTAACCGCGAGAAGATACCGCGCTGGAAAGTGTTGTGTAGTTGTAAGTGTGTGAAGCAACTGCCGCGCTTGTCCAGTTGTCTACCGTTCCATCGCCCCAATCAACGGTGTAGTTTCCAGCCGCCGTTGCACTAAGCGCAAGGTATTGAGTATCGTCATTGTAAACAGCAAACAAACCAACCATTTGGTGCGTTGTTGGCGTTGGTAGTACCAGCCAATCAGATGGGCGAACCCAAGCGTCAGGGTCAACGACTGTGTTTGGATTCGTGCCTATTGGCCGCCGCCGTATGGACTTAACTGCCATTAGGAAATCTCGCTACCGTATGCACCAAACGCAAAGTTTGCCGTAGAAGCGTAAACCGTTATTACGTCAGTTGTGGCTAGTGTCAAGCCAAGTGTGAAAGTGATTGAATCGTTAGCGTTAAGACTTGCTTCATAAACAACGTAATGCAGGTTAGCCAGGGTCGCGCCAGCAGGTCGAACGGCGATTCGGTATGTACCCGATACACCAATGTTGGCAACTGTGATGGTGGAGACAACTGTTGAAGTGGCGGACGGAACTGTGTAAAGAGTTGTCGCTGTTGTAGCTGAAGGATTTGATTGTCCTAAAACCTTGTATGTTGTTGCCATTGTTATGCTCCCATCAGCATGAAGATGTCAGGTCGTGCATCAGTAGATGAGCCACCTGATTGCGCGACCCATTGAGTGTTGTAGTTAGTGCCGTCAATCTTGGCAAGTACCTGACCAGTTGTTCCGCCCGTTGGAACGCCTTGACCGTTCGTGCCATTAGTTCCATTAGTTCCGTTAGTACCAGCCGCGCCAGTTGCGCCCGTAGCACCTGTTGCACCAGTAGCTCCAGTTGCGCCAGTTGGGCCAAGTTGCGTGTACATCACCTGTTGTGCAGTAACAATCATTGAAGCTACGGCTGGAGATGCTGGTGAAGTAGTTGCCGCTTTTGCTTCTAAAGTATTGGCTGCATCATCGCTCATCCAAACAAATTCAAGGTAATCATTTGCAGCCAAAGTAAGCACATAATTCCAAGCAGGAAGAGCATGATGATTTTGATTAGAAGTAGTTATTTCGCCATTAGTCCAGGTTAAATCTGTTCCATTTTTACGTAACCAAATGTTTACAGTAGAAGTTCCATTATCTGAAACTTGTGCAGAAAATTGAACATTGTACGTTCCAGCATAACCAAAAACAATACGAGATGTTGGAGTACCAATGGTTACACCATTGGTTTCAGCAGTAGTGTTAAGAGTAATTGCTTTAGGAGTATTGGCTGCTGTTAAAGTTTGAGTTGTGGTGTCATAAAAAGAACCATAATAACCAAGAGTTCCACCTGCACCCGTAGTACCTGTAGACCCAGTTACACCTGTCGGACCTGTAGCGCCAGTGCTGCCAGTTGAACCAGTAACACCAGTAGGACCAGTAGAGCCTGTCGCACCCATTGAACCAGTCGAACCTGTTGCACCTGTAACTCCCGTAGAACCAGTAGGTCCCGTAATGCCCTGTATGCCTTGTGAGCCTGTCGAACCAGTGCTTCCTGTACTTCCAGTAGCACCCGTACTACCAGTAGCTCCTGTTGGACCTGTGACTCCCTGTGAACCCGTTGCTCCAGTAGAACCCGTAACTCCCTGAATACCTTGTGAGCCTTGTGGACCAGTAATACCCTGTATGCCCGTAGATCCCGTAGAACCAGTAGAACCCGTAGAACCTGTGACACCAGTAGGCCCTGTGGGGCCTGTGGAGCCCGTAGGACCCGTTAAACCTATCGGCCCAGCTACAGTTGAGTCGGCTCCTGTAGCACCTGTGGGCCCTGTAGGGCCCGTTAAACCGATAGAGCCAGTGGGACCAGTAGGTCCCGTAATGCCCATAGCAACAATTTTCCATGATGAAGTTGCGGTGTCCCAATATTTTAGATTAGCCATTATGCTATACCCACCGTTCTAGACATTTCAATCCAGTTAGTACCATCGCAAACAAAGTTAAATACAAAACGAATTGCAGAAGTACTGCCAGTAGTTAAAGTACCAGTGGTTTTAAATCCAGTTCCAAAGGTTATGGTGCGTGAGGTTGTGCCAGAAGTAAGAATAATTAATCTTGAAACTGAACCAGCAGTAGCGACAGTGGTAGTGTAAGTTGCGGTAGCATTAGGGGTAACTTGAACCGTTTCAGCATTATCTAAAGCCATGGCGGTAGCACCCGTAGTAAGTGTTGTAAAGGTTACTGTGGCTGGGGTAGACCATTGTGTGTTGTAATCAGTAGAATCAATTTTAGTAAGAACCTGACCTGAAGTTCCACCAACAACTACGCCTTGACCATTGGTTCCATTGGTTCCCGTAGCGCCAGTAGGCCCTGTAGGGCCTGTTGAACCTGTAGGACCTGTAGGTCCAGCAACTGTGCTATTTGCTCCAGTGGGACCCGTTGGACCTGTACTGCCCGTAGGGCCTGTCGGTCCCGTAGGTCCAACCACGCTAGACCACTGCGTGTTGTAATCGGTGCCATTAATTTTTACTAAAGCCTGACCAGTTGTACCGCCAGAAGGAAGCATGGTTGCTGATGGGTCATCAGTATCAAGCCATAACACTTCAGTTGTTGGAGGGGTTTCAGGTTGAACGGCAAATCCAACACCAGTAGGACCAGTTGGTCCTGAGTTACCCGTAGAACCTGTAGGACCAACAATACCTTGAGGACCGATTAAACCAAGTTCGACAACATGGGTATCGGTAAAAACATTGTCCATGACAGTGGACTGGATGGGGATTTCCACCACCGACATGGCGTTTTCAATTTCAAAGTAATCTGTCATTAACGTGATACCTGAGGATCTACAACAAATGCGCCTTCAAGAAGGGTAGTGGTTGTGCCGTTTGGGGCAAAGACCTCAAAGTCATAAACCCAAGTACCAGAAGGTAAGGCTGCAGTATCTGTTGGAGAAATGTACAAAGTAAATTTGCCATTAACGCCATCAACAGTGATGCGACCATTTTCAGTTGAAAGTTCAATTAACTTATCTGTAGATGCGATACTACGGCGAATCTGCATGCGTGCTGTGTAGCTTGTAACGTTGACAGGAACAGTATCAATTTTCCAAACGGGCATGTTTTGAAAAGTGTCACCCTGAGTGAGTCGGTAATTGTAGCGACCAGGTTTCACTTATGCCTCCGTTGTAATGTATGCGCCATATCCAGCAGTCGTAAGACTAGCGGCTTCACTGGCAGAAACTTCATTGATGTGGCCACCTTGGTAAAACAAGACAGCGTTTTCTAATTGCTCTAAGCCTGGTGTGCGGAAGTGGGAATAAGACCCATCGGCATTCTTCAGGATTGTGTCTGCACGCGGTAAGCGGAAACGGTAGAACAATCGGTCATCACCAGCAGGACCCTCTTCAACAGTAGGTGTTGTAAAGAAGTATTTCACGCTGGCTCCTAAATAAAAATTGTGTAAAGGGTGGTGGCCCCCCGCCCGTTATATGACGGAGGACCACCTTGACTTTGTTTAATTAATTAAACGTTGTCAATGCTTGAGGTTGACTCAATGCGGTATAGTGCTTGTTCACGGTAACGAGCGAAACCAAGAACGCCGTACCATCCGATTGGACGGAAACGCATTAACTTGTCAACAACTGGGCCAACAACTACGTGTGGCTCTTCTGCAATCGCTTCGGCAAGAGCCTGCTTTCCAGCAAGGATCGTGCGGAAAACCTTGGTGCTTGAAGCGCCATCGGTTGCGTTATATAGACGTGGTGACTCAACAAACATTGCACCTTCGTAGGTACCAATGCTTCCTGGCCATAGTTCTCCAGCGCCTGATTCGTTGTATACGTGAGCTTCACGCCAACCGCCAGCACCAGTTTCTGCACGAAGGTCATGGGAAACTTCTGGGTGGATACCACACCAGTAGAATTCACCCTGACGAGGCACAGCCTTGTTGGTGCGTAGCTTTGCAACAGCCTTACGGATGTCAGCAGACTTGATAGTGTTAGTTGCGCCAACACCAGTCGTGCTTGTTGCAGCAGTACCCGAAGCGGATGCTGAGTAGATTACGTTGCTTCCACCGCGAAGTACGGTCTGAGCAACATCATCAATGGAATCTGCCATGTTGAATGCGATGATGTCAGCAATTGCTGGATCAACGTCAGATAGCGAGAACAGTTCCAACTTGCGTGTAGCAAGGGCAGCATTACCGTATTCTGCAAGAGTTACAGAAATCTGGTTTGTGTTACCAAAGCCAACTGCATCTGGATCTGCTGTTTCAGACAGAACTCCAGTAGCCTTTGACAAGTCGTTGTACAACTGGAATACGACAGAGGAACCTGGCATAGCCTGTTGAACTGGACGCTTATCTGCAACATCGCGGATAAGTGGGACAGCACGAAGAGCGAACTCTACGTAGCGGTCATAAGCGGCTTGGACGAGGTAGTTACCTAGCGAACCGCTGTCGGTGGATGTATAGGCATTAGCCATAATACATCTCCTTTCAATGGGTTGATTTTAATGTGGCTTAGCGACCCATTGTTTTGCCGAAGACCAACTGGTCTAACTCTTCTTTGCTGGAAACGTTTGCAAGTCGGGTCATAAGATCCTCGTCACGTCCAGGGGTAGGAGCAGTAGAAACAGAATTGTCCATACGTTGTGACATACGGTCATCTTCAGATAACTCTGGCTCGCTAGTTTTTGCAACACTGCCACCGAATATGTCTGCATATTCGTCTAGCCATGTTGCGATCGCTTCAGGTGAATCTGCATCTGCAGGTATAAACGCTGCAATTTTAGGATTAACACCCTTTGCTTCCAATACGTCTTTGACTGAGCGTTGACGTAGGTTTGACTTCAGATTTGAAAGTTGATCTTCGAGTTCCTTGCGTTGACGTTCAGCCTTCTTAAGGGCTTTACGCAAATTAGCAGGACCTTCCGAGTCAAACTCGTACTCATTGTCGTCATCATCTTCATATTGGTTTGGCATTTAGCCACTCCCTTTCCATTGTGGGTTCGCAAACCAAACAGTCACGCAGGGGAACGTGGTGTCGCTTTTGCTATCGGACTTCGGATACGCGCACATGGGCCGATCGATCTGTGCGGAGTGCTGCATCCTGGGATCGAACCAGGCATGCCATAGGCGGCGGATTTACAGTCCGCTTCCCCACCTTGGGGACTATGCAGCGCGGGGATTAGAATTGCCCCGTAGTACCACCTTGCAGTGATTTAGAATCAACGTTTGAGCGACCAGTAAAACGGCCCTCTTCTTGAGCGACAAGTTGATCGCGCTTACGTTTAGCCGAAGCCAAACCACCAAATACTTCTGACTCAGCAGTTGATTGATTGTAGTTAGTGCCACTGATAGTGGCAAGATTTGAAAGACCAGGGGTAATTTCAGCAACCTGTTGCATACCCTGTTCTGCGCCAATACCCGTGCCAATGCCACCAGCGTATTGTTCAAAGTTTTTAGTATTGATGGCCAAGCCTTGACGTAACGCAGCAGCACCATACTCTGCAGCCTTAGATTGCTTTTCAACAAGTGGCGCAGCCACAGCGGGATCGAGTAGATGGGCAATCATGTCACCACTAGATAGCCCATACATTTCACGCAAAGATTGTGTGTAGTAAGGGTCAGAGTTATCCACAGCTTTAGCCGCTGCATCTACGCGAGCCTTTAATTCAGTAGGTGCAACGTCACCTTCAAGAAACTTTTGAAAATCTGTAGGAGAATCATAAAAACCCTTTGGCAATCCAGCAGATTGCATAATCTGACGATAAGACTCTTCAGTAGCAAGGTATTCTGCTGGAGAAAGAACTGGTAGCCCAGCTTTACGGCGAGCATCATTGGCAGCAAAACGTTGTTTATATTCTGGCGTATCTTGGAGTAACAATGCAACTGTATCAGTGCTATATCCTTGATAAATAAAATTTGTAATACTAGCAGCCAATGTACCAAGACCATACAATTCAAATGTTTTGCTTAGGTTGGCAATAGCATCTATTTGTGCAGTTGTTGCGGTGGCAGCAGTAGCGGGAGTGGCAGGGCTAGCTGGAGCGGGTGTTAAAGTTGGGTCTACTACAGTTGCCATTAACTAACCAATCCAAATGTCTGAAGAATGCTACGTGCAGTGCTATCAACAGTTGCGCGTGCATTTTGAGTTTGAGCCCAGCGAGGGTCTTTACGAAGGTTTGTTTCAAATTGCCATAAAGGTTGCGCTTGAGGCGTTCCATTGGAACCCATGCTAGTTAAAGCCTGATTAATCGTAGTATCATTAAGACCAATTGAAGACCAAGGAATTTCAAGAAGTTTTGCCATAGATTGCATGTAAGGTGAGGCAATATCTTGAACCGTCATTCCTTGATCTATTTGAGTAGCAAAACCCTGATACTTGGATTTGGCAATTGCCTTGGCTTCAGCTTGATAATCTGCAAGAGTCATGTCTCCAGCAGCAACTTTGTCAGCCGCAGTGGTATACCAAGAGTCATTATAAGAAACACCCATATTTGCTGTATAGGATTTTAAATCATTAATAGTGGTGCCATAAGTGCCACCACCAGTTCCCGTGCCCTTAGCAACAATGTCATTAATTACTTGAGACGCATCATAGGCTTTACCATAAATGAAAGCATCTTTGGCAATGGCATTAAGATCAGTTTCAGATAGGGCTTTACCTATTTTTGCAGCTTCATCACGAATTTGCTCTTTGATGGCATCAACATTTTGTTGAAATATACCAGGAGATGTTTGTTCTAATGCAAGGTTTTGAGTAACCTGAACTCCATGCGTTTTGAACCATTCGGTTCCAGCAAGGATGTTAGCGGCAATAGTAGGATCTGTAATTTTTTGAGCACGAATTTGCTCAAAAGCGGCTTTAAGTGAACCAAACTGATCTGTATTAAGAAGCGCGTCAGTGAGACCGTAACTGCTTTGAATTTTTGCATACGCAGCGTCAGCTATTTTTTGAGCATCTGCAGCAGCTTTAGCTTTAGCCGCAGCGGCTGCTTTTGCTTTAGCGGCAGCATTGGCTTTTATTTGTGCAGGAGTTAACTTTGCCATACTTATCCAATCCTGCTTGCTAGTATACGCATAGCATCATTAAAAACATTATTGGTTGTATAAGCCTGTGATTCAACAGTACCACCAATTTTTTTCTCCAAAGAAGCCTGTGCATCAAAACCACCTGAAGTAGTAGAGCTTGAAGTGGTAGAAGTTCCGCTAGAATTGTAATGAGTTTTAGTAACAGTTTTGTTTGGATTTTTTACAGACTCTGCATTAGCAGCGGCTAGAGCCTTTTTTACTTCACTGTCACTTAACAAACGACCAAGAAGGTTTTGAGAAATAGCATTTCCAATAGTACGAAACTCATCTTCAGTGTAAACTTTTTTAGAGTAAGATACATTGGTTTGATTGCGCGGAGCACTTTTGCCCCTACCAGTGCCACCTTTACCAGTAGAAACATTGCTACCAGTAAGGCCATAATTTTTAACAGCATCAGCATAGGCTTTATCATATGCTGTTTTATCTGTATAACCACGATAAGTTTCTCTGCGTGTTTCAGGATCCATAACCCAAGGAACATTTGTTCCACCAAAAGGATTATTAGTTGCGCTTAAATTTCCAGTATTCGGATCAAAGTAAAATTGGCTATTAGCCCAAAGATTTGTACCACTATTAGTGGTTTCTGGTGTATATACCATTTAATCCAACCTTCTAAAAACGCCGTTAATAATAGTTGTGAGGCGAGGTTCATCTTTTGTTAATTGAGTTAAGTACGCATCCCAGTTATCATTTTCCTGAGTTAACGTAACTTTAACATTTAATCCTCTAATTTGATCTTTGGCTTCTTGGTGTTTTTTATAGTCATCAAGCAATCCAGAAACTAAACGAGACTGTTCTGTATTTGGAACTTTGTTATTGGAAAACAAATATTGCAAATCATCAATAGCCTTTTTGGCAATATTTCGTTTTTCAGGTGATTGAAAATCATCAGCCCAAATAGGATTGGCTAAAGCAAAATTAGATTTATAAGTAGCCCAATTTGCATTCTCAGCTTCAACCATTGATTTGTTTCCACCAGCAGCAGCAATGGTAGCATCATGAATAGCTTTATCCTGGAAGTAAGCATTGTTGCCAGTAGCACTATAAATGGCATCTAGAAAATCCTGAGGATTTCTTTTAGTGCGTAAGTGCAGTTTCATGATTTCATCGTAAATGGCTTGCTTGTCTCCACCACCACTAGCAGATTGTGGAATAAGAAATGCTGCGCCTACAGCACGATTAGATAAAAGAAGTGAATTATTACTTTCTAGCCAGTTAGCAACTTCATTTGTGTAAGGCATGTTAGCGCCCTTGATGGTTCCTTCTGAACGTGCAACAGTATAAGAAATTGCACCATCTCCATGTTTAATTAAAAACTCATGCAAAGCCGTAGGGTAATCACCTTTTTGTTGAACCAGTTTATAAAATTCATCGCGTAGTCCAAGTTGCTCTTGTGTAACTTGTGGTGACAAAGGAGATACAGCAGAAAGCACTGCTTTAATAATCATAATGCTTGTAGCATTATTTTTAATGCGTTCTAAAAATGCTTGTTTTTCAGCGGGTGATGCGTCAGGTCCTGGGAAGTTGTAATCAGGATTTGTAGATTTGGCATAAGAAGCTGACGCAATAGATGACAACATTGCATTTTGGAATGACGCATCTCCATCACGAATAATTACGGCTTTAACCATGTTACGCAATGGTGCCGAAGGAATTATTTCATCAATAATGCCTCTACCAAATGCCATGTCACCGATGATGGCTTTCATTTGACGTGCCCATTCGGGGTGCAAAGAAGCAATTGCATTAGCGCTTACAGCCATAATTGGTGAAACACCAGGCATGCTCATTTCAGGAAGAACAGTTTTAAGAGACTCCATGTTTCCACGAACTGTAACTGGAAGACCAGCTTGTACAGGTAAACCAATAGCCGCAGCACCAGAAATAGCTGCAGCACCAAGTTCACCAACACCAGGGAACATTAAGTAGCGATTACCTTGGTCATCTTTTTGTATAAAACCAGGATCATTTAAACCTTGTTCAATTAGTTGATATGCACGAAGGGCTTCTGGATTATCTGTAGCAAGTTTAATATAACGCTTAGTAGCCTGTTCTTGAGCAAAATAGAATGGTAAATAGTTTTGCACTAATACAGAAAATTGTGTACGTAATGCCACGTTGTGAATTTGTGGAAGCATTGCGTGAGTTGCACGTGTCATAGCTAGGCGCAAACCAGTTTCTTCACTAATCATACCAGCGTCAATCATCGGCTGGTACAGTGTCATTGCTTGTTTAGTATGTTGAAAAAACAATGGTTGACGTGAAAGATTACCAACAATAGGATCAATTACTTTTTTGAAACCAGTTTGAATAATACGTTGCATAACATTGTTGCCAATGTAAGGTTCAAGTTCTGGACCAATAACTGCCTTAGGCTTTGTTGCTGAATCAAGATTCATAACATCAGTTACCATTGGCTTCTGACGGTTTGCAATCATGTTTAAGAAATTATCATGGAAAGTTCCATCAGTACCAGTAAGAGTATTGCGTAGGTCATCTATTCGATGAAAAGCAAATGTTTGTGGTGCTTGATCTTTATAGCGCGAAAGAGTTTTTCTATCCATTGCATAAATATCTTCAGCAGGTTTTAGTTTTTCGCCAAAATTATTTGATACTAAAGGGTCATATTGTACGCCACGAATACGTGCTTCTTCTTTAACTTGAGCAAGTTTCCATGCTTCATCTTGACCAAGACCACTATCTAAAGCCTGGCGAACATCTGCAGCAATAGATTGAGCTACTTTATTTTGAGAAGCCTTTTGTAAATTAGAAATCCAATGAATATCAAAATGATCGTCATGTGCAGTGTAATGACTGTATTTGCCATCAGGTGCTTCAGTCATGGTTCTTTTGATGCGTTGACCAGTTAAATCTTGCAACTGACGTTGACGCTCAGTAAATTCAGCTTCAGTGCCATGTCCAGATAAAGTAGCACCAGTAGCCATGTGACCGTTGGTAGCAAGTGTAATACGTGCAGCTAAATCAAAATCTTCGGGATCGGCAATTTTAGTAAGGGTTCGAGCAACAGCAGAACGAATAGGCTTTCCAGGAACATCGCCAGCAACATCGGTAAGTAACTTACCAGCAGTGTAATCAAAATCATTACCCGAAAGAGCCAAAGCCACATTAGCCAAAACATGCTGATCTTCGCCAGGAATTAATTTGTAATTCATTTTAGCGGCTGCGCCAGCTATTTTAGCTTTAGCCATGTCAAGACCGCCAAAGCGAATCATTGCAGGAATAATTTCAGAAGCCGCAATACGTAAACCAAAACCAGTAGTTAACAAAGCTAAAGGCTTAAAGATACTATTAGTCCAGTTGCGAGCGGTAAAATCATCAACGGTGCCATAAAGTTTACCAACATGACCCATACTGCGCATTGCAAGTTTAACTTGACCAAAATCAGGATAAGCCCACTTACCAGCTTGATGTGTATAAAGGGCCGCAGCACTAGAACCAGAGGCAGTAGAAACAATAGATGCTTCATCACCAAGGGAAAGACCGTGACCATAAGTTCCAGATCCAATGGTTCCTTCACCGTGCATACCAATTTGTTCTAATAAATCTGATACAAGGTGAGAATCATTTGGAAGACCAGCGGCTTTAAACATTTCATGATAACCAGCAAGCAATATACTTCTTTTGGTTGCCAAATCAGGAGCATCAGAAAATGCACCAGCAATATTGCGAGCGGATTTTTCACTTAAAGAAAAACGCATAACACGATAAATACCAACAAGTGCACCAGGATCATTTGGATTAAACGTTTTGGTAGAGAGATCCAAGGTTCCTTGATCGATTACATAAGATTTGTAACCAGAAAATGTGCGAGTTTTTTTGGCTAAAGCTGAAGCCCATTTTTCACCGCTAAATGGATTAAAAGCAAGCGGTAAAATAAATTTTGCAGAATTATCATTATTTTTAACAATGCGAGGTATAATAAAATTAGCAGCATTACGATATTCAAATACGCTACTATCTAATTTATCCCAACCAGGTTGACGTAATTTGTCTGAAACACTGGATAATGCAGATCTAGCCACAGAACGTGATGGCACAAATGGTGAGCCAGATACGGCAAATTTAGTCATTAAATCTTGTTCAGAAAAAGTGCGAAGAAAAACTTTATGCACATCTTCAGCTTTTTTTGCAGCACCAATTTCAGAAGCAAGACCCTGAAGTTCAGGGTACTTTGCAATAACATCACCAGTAGTCATACCAGCAAGTTCTTCAAGTGAGCGATTATATTGACGGCCAGCACCAAAAGTTTTATCAGCAATATTTCCAAATTTTGCTGTTTGGTATAGAGCGGCAACTTGATCGGCACTATACATGCGAAGACTATTGCGTTCTAAAAATGCTTGTGCTCCAGCAGGACGAGCAATTAAAGGAATAAATTTATTACTACCTTTAACCCATTTACCAGTTTTTAAAACTTTAGAAAGGTTGCCAGCTTTCATTAAAGGATCCATAGTTAAATCAAAGGTGGCATCTATACCACCAGAAACTAATTTACCAGCGCCCGAATCAGTATTTTGAATTTGAAGCATGTGTGCAAAATCGCGTCCAGCCGAAACTTTGTAATTTTCATTTTCTGAATCTGTAACAGAATTTTTAAATTCATCAAGATTGCCACCAATTTTACGCAAACCAGTAGCAGCAAGTTCAGCACCAATAACAGTTCCCATTGGACCAGCAACAAGGGTACCTATAGTTGCTCCACCTGCAACAGCAAGAGTACCTAAAGTTCCCCAAATAATACCATGACGAGAATATAAAGAATGAATGTACTTATAATCGCGTTGAACTTCTTTAAGAGGTTTATTTAATGCACCAAGGCTAGTGGCAGCATTGTGAACAACGCTGTCCCACCAATGATTTTGAACAGGATTTTCTGCCGCATAATCTTGAGCTGCTTGTTGCACTGAAGACATGGTAGCAGTATGAACAAGAACGGGCGCAGTTGTTAAAGGACTGGGAGAACGAAGAACGTCTGCAGCTAAACCTGGAGAGTTTTGTAAATGTGGGTTATTGTTGAGCGCTTCGTTATAGGCCCATGAGGGATCTATAGTCAACTAGAACGCTCCGTTAATACGTTGCGCTAAAAACTTTAAAGCTGGTGAGGCATCAGTATTTCGTGCCAAAGCATGAACATAATCTTTGGTACTTTGATAACTAGCAATGTCTGGATTTGGTAAACCTAAGGCACTCATACCAACTCCAGCACCAGCGTTAGCGCCAGAAGTTACTGGTTCTTCGGAACGTTGTGATGGTGCACCTATAGGAGTGATGGGGGCAGGCTCTGGCGTTTCTGGTGCCGCAGCCATAGGAGCTGCACCTTGTGTTGCCATTAACGCCTGCCCCTCACCATAGGGTAAACCCGAAACGTATCTAGAGGCTTGCTTGTCTGCTGGACCACCATCGGTACGTTGGGATAAAGACCCAGGGCCTGAAACTGGTGCTGGACTTGATGGACGTTGATATCCTCCACGAGCCATGTTTCTACCGCCTTTTTATTTAATCCGAATGGTTTACTCAGTAGACCAGAATAACTTCTGGACACTTGTTTATTAATTAGAGCTTGTTTGTTGATACGTTAGTACGCACCGTTTGAAGTACCGCCAAGACTCTTTTTTACTTTAGGCTTGCTTGCCGTAGGAAGAACTGGAAGTGTAGACATGGTTGGCTTAGAGCCCTCAGCATTAGGTTTACGGATTTCTCCAGCACCCTTTTTGCTTCCTTCGTTTTCACTTTTTCCTTCGTTATCCTGCTTTTCGTTATCATCGTCATCTTTTTGTTTTCCAACGGAAGTGTTGACACGCTTTTCAGCAGAATCGTTATCTCCCTTTTGAAAATTAGCAGACTGAGCAATTTTTCCAAAAACAGGATTAACGCTGCCGTTATCTCCAGCATTTGTGCGAACTCTAGGGGTCATCATGTCAGACATGATTAGAAACCCTTTGACTTACCAACGGTTCCTGAACCGCCCTGACCTGCAGGAGCGTAACCAAACTTGATTTCGCTCTTACCTGGCTTCTTAACACCGCCAGGTGCTGCCTGTACCTTTGCACCCTGAACTGGTGCCTTACCTGAACCACCCTGATTGGCTGGTTTCTTACCTGATCCGAAAGCCATTATTTTCTCCTTAACCTGCTGGGACCGATCTAACTACACTCGCTGCTAGCGAGGGGTTTCCTCCCCGACCGATGCCAGCGAGAAGTTGTTGCATTGCAGGACGGCCACCTGGGCCCATACCTGCCTGACCTGGTACGACAGAAGGTGGCATACCAGTTCTAGGGTTTAATTCCGCGCCACCTGGACCACCAGGTACACCTGCTTCTGCAGGTTGTTCTGGCATACCAAGCTGTTCTGGAACTTCTTCAGGTGCAAATGCTTGCATTACAACTTCTTCTAAAGCGCCACCCTTGAGTCTGCCTTCGATAACGTTGGCAATGCGCTTTAAAATTTCACCAGGATCCTGCCCATTTTGTGCAAGGATTGGGATAGCCTGTGCGTATCCATTTACAGCTTGTAGTAAACCATCGCGCAAAGACTCAATTTCAAGTTTTTGTTCTTCTAATGTAACGTTAACTTCCCAAGGCATCTGACGGCGAAGGAAGTCGCGGGAGATAAGTTTATCTCCGCGTGCCTGTAGACCAAATACTAGAGCCTGGTTAGGATTTAGACCAGCCATTAAGCCATAAGTTACATCTACAATATGCTCACCAGCAATGTCTTTTTCTGGTGTGTAAGTTATTTCGTATGGTGAACCAGCATCTACGCCACGAACTGTCTTGGTAACTTTACCAAATATCTTTTCATCAACTTCAAAACACAGGGCCATAACATCTTTAAGCGCCACAGCAAGAACTTGCTGAGCTGTTTTAACCTGAGTATCAAATCCACCCATAAGGGCTTCAACGCCACGACCAGTAACAATAGATCCCTGTACAGAACCTGAACGACCCTCAGGGTAACGCGAGCCAACTCGCATTTCCTGGTCTAATGCTGCAGACTCTTGGAACAAACCAGGAGGAACATTAAGGTCTACGCGGCGAATCTTCTCGGGGGAAGCAGAACGAATGGTAGCATCTGGACCAATTTCCAGAATGTTAACGTCTGCTGGTAGTGCGTATGGTGCTTGCACAGACTTCTGTGCCGCTTCAAGGCTAAGGGTAGCGAAGCGCGAACGCGCCACCTGCACCCATAGTACGTCATCAAACTGACCACGCATAGTCTCATCGGTGTCAACGCCTGGACGTACAGCGGTAACAACCATGATCTTACCAATTGGATTAGGTATTTTGGCTAGTATATAGTTGCCGCGACCTGGAAGATAAAGCATAGTCATGTCTTTATCGTGGTAGCGGTACATTTCTAGGGTAGCATTTTGGCCACCTTCACGGTAGTTACCGCGAATTACAGGTGCATGTTCTGGAAACTCTGCACATAAATCTTCAACAGTCTTTAAATAACGCTTGGTGTATGAGGTTAAACGACCGAAGCGATCATAGTCTGGGTACGAGCCGATAGGGTTATCTACACGAACAATAGGGGTTTTAAGTTCATGGTCAATTTCAATAACAAATGGCAGCATACCAAAGGTTATGTAGCGGTCTGCGCCACTAAACATCTGAGTCTGTAGGCGTGATTGGTCGCGGTATCCCGCAACAATCATGGTGCGCTTATCAGCTCTAGTGCGTGCACGGTCTGAAACGCTGTTGGTTGAGTTGCAGTTCATTGCTGGTAGCGGAGCAATTACCTCAGAGATATCGCGGGCAGCGGTGTCAATGAAGTTAGCCACAAGTGGCTTAGGGTAATCATCTGGGAACAATCCAGGGAAAACCTTATTGATGTTACCCTTACGAACCTCTAGAACATCTGACCAACGCTGGTCACGCTCTGAGGCTTTGCGGCGCAGGTATGAAACCCGTGCAAGGATGTGTGCTACATCAGTCATTTAGAACCTTCCCGCAGCCATACGTTGAATGTTTGCGTACTCTTCCAGATCCACGGTCTGGCGTTTTGCCAAGTCTCGTGGAGTTGCAAATCTATTCTTAACGAATGTTTGCCCATGCGTCCCCATCTGGTTCACATAATCTCTTATCTGTGTTTCAACAAACCATAGGGCCATAGGGCCGTCTTGTTTGTTTTTAGTCCCAGGGGACCAGGTAATCAATTGCTCAATAAGAGCCTTGACACCCTCATTATCACTTCGAGGTAACTCCAGCAGGGATGTACCTTTAATAAATTTTCCAGCTTGATCTATCTGCCCAAACAATGGGCCAAGTGAAGCAACGCCATACTCCAGGTCCATCTTGTTATTACCTGTGTAGTGGCTAATTAGTCGGACACCCCGCGAAGCGAGGAATCCGTTAATTGCTTCGTCCTGAGTTAGGAATAACTGGAAAGCATTCTTTTCAATAACCCAGGCTTGTGGCTTGTACTTGTCAGTCCAAGACATAATAAGTTCGCGGATACGTTGTGGTGTGGGTGCAGGCATACGCGAAGCATCAAGTAAATAGCGTTTTTTCGTCGCTCTATCAGCCGACACCACAACACCAAACGTGTCACCCGACATGGCGGGATCTAGCCCACACACTGTATAGAAACCTGTGGTTTCTTTCGGATGACCTGCGGCTCCCGCTATAAACGTACCGCACGCTCTCATACCATTAACAGAACCGCGAACTGCTTCGGGGGAGAAGACAGACTCGGATTGAACATCCTGTTGCTGGTAAACCATTGCCCAAGTTTTAGGATCTAATAATCCTCTTCGTTGCTTGAGTCTAGTTCCATCCCATCTAGGATAGAAGCCATTTTCGCCAGGCTCGACCATATCGTTTGCCCAAGGGCGATCTGAATGCGGCCACAGAGTGACCCACTTGGAAGGGTCATCATCAAACTCCAAAACGGCGGGCATAGCAAGGTAAGTCCAGGGGGACTCACCCTCTGGGTAACGATCGGGATTACGGATCTCTCGATATAAGTCAATAGGATCTACACGAGTACCCACAACCAGGATTTTACCTGTAGGACCTACACGTGTTAGAACTTCTTGTTGGATCCAACGGATCTGCTTTTCATACTCGTTAGCATTTGAGAGAGTAACTGTGTCATCGAGGATGATGAGATCAGCACGGGCACCGTAGATCTGCCCGCCAATACCCAAAGCCTGAAGTGTCGGATCCTTTTCACCTGAATCTCGCTCAAGATAAATTGCATCCGCAGTCCACTTATCTGATGTTGCTTTGAAACCATCAGCAGGAGCGTAACGTCTTTGTAGTTCCGAGTAGGAAGGGGAGGTAAGGCGCTGCTTAACAGCATAAAGGAACTCCTTAGCCATTTCCCGCGTCTTAGAAACTACCTTGATACGGATGTTGGGGTCTGTACAGATACGGTAAGTGATGTAGTCAATAGAGACCGTCATAGATTTAGCGTGTTCTGGAGGCATGTTGACTAGCACATACTGCGGTAAGCCTGCCTCGTATGTCATAGCTTCATGAACCCAGCGGGGAGTCTTGTTTTCAATCAGGTCAATTACATTTAACTGGTGATTAAAGGTGGCCGAGTTTAAATACTTGGTACGGAAGTCTTCAAAAGAGATTTCCCTGTCTTCATCCGCGATATGTCCCTTGCGCTGCTGAACAGCGCGCAGGAGTTTAATCGCTCTAGAAAACTCAGGGTCAGACTGTAGGTAATAGTAATAAGACTTCTCGGACTTGTTTATGGCTATGCAAGCATCAGCTACAGAAAACCCGTCTTGGAACAACTGAAGTAGTCGTTCCTTGGCTGCGTCAGCAGTCATAGTCCCTACGGTGCGGTGTTGGGAATTTCTCTTCGGCGTAGACATCTAGACTCCTGGTCTTCGACTCCTAGGAGAAGCCAGTTTGGTAGTAGTCCTAGAACAAAACATTAGTAGTAAAAAAACCATCATTATACAACTTGCGAATGCTCTTCGAGCAAGTTGTTTGTTCGTTCCATTTCATTCCACGAACCGTAGTAACAACGAAGGTTCGGGGCTTCTTAACGGGCGAAGCCCCTCACTAATACTAAGGGGGGGAAACATATACTTTACCACGGCTTTTCCAAAACTTTTTTTATAACAATTGTGTAACAAGCTATAACCCTTGCAAACAAAGAACTATAGTTCCCCACTTTAGAAAAATTATTTCAGGTGATAGTACAATAGTACCGCCACCCATAGTTAAAATCCCTAGGTCGAACGTGTAGCCCGTGCCTTGTAATTGGGTGACACCAGCAGACACCGTAAGCAGCGCTAAAGGCTCTCTGGTCGCTATAAGTCAGGGGTTAGGGCATTGAAATCAGGGGTTATTCTTGCTGTGTTACATAGTGTTTGTTTGTGTAGTCGGAGACAGTCAAGCAAGGGGCAGATAGCTTGAAATTATGACGAAATAATCTTTACTAATTCTTTACCTAATGTTTACCTAAATTGGTCTGGAGGATTAGGCCGGCGGCGTTAGTATCTAACTAATAGCTACCGGATAGTGGCCGGCGGCGTTAAAGATAGGGCTAGTTATGCAAGCTACTAAGACTACATTCATGGCAAGTGTTCATATAGATCAATTCGACACCGACGGCGTAGCCGTTCAATCTTGGGAGAATGGCAAGCGGTACACGCTACGCGTAGCCGGCGTTACCTTCTTTATGGATCCCAAGGAATTTGAAATTGCTAAGGCCACGTTATTGCGGGAGCTTAAGCACACGCCTAAGGCCGTGAAATAATGACAACTAACGAGACGACTGAAAAGGTTACTAACGCAATAATCGAGGCACTAGAGGCCGGTGTAGTGCCATGGCGCAAGCCTTGGACAACTACCGGAGGCGGGCTACCGGCCAACTATTCCACCGGTAAGGCCTACCGTGGTATTAACATTCTTAATCTTTGGTGCATAGGAGCTGCCAAGGGTTATAGCTCCGACCTATGGCTTACCTATAAGCAAGCTGAGGAGCTAGGCGGGCAGGTACGCAAGGGAGAAAAGGCCGCGCCAGTTGTATTTTGGAAGATTCTGGACGTGGCCTGCAAGGTTAACCCAGATAATGACCCAAAGAAAATTTCGCTAATGCGTACATATTCTTTATTTAACTTGGAGCAGATAGGCGGTATTGAGATTCCAAAGATTGAGGAACGGGAGCCGGTAGACATACTTGGGGCTGAAATAGCTATCTTGGAGGCCTACCAAGGCCGGCCAAGTGTTACCAATGTACGCGGCGACCGTGCTTATTATTCACCGGCACTAGACACGATTACCTTGCCGGCGCGTGACCAATTCGACACGGCCGCCGGATACTTTGAGACATTGGCGCATGAGCTAAGCCATAGCACCGGACACGCCGACAGATTAGGCCGCTTTGAGAGAGATGATTCCACGGCCTTTGGGTGCGCTACTTATGCCAAAGAGGAGCTAGTAGCCGAGATTAGCGCGGCGATATTGGCCGCGACTTATGGCGTGCAGATTGAGACGGAGCAGACGGCCGCTTATGTAGGTTCTTGGCTTAAGGCCTTAAAAGACGACCGTTCGCTATTGGTTAGCGCGGCGCAAGCTGCACAGAAGGCCGCCGACATAGTGGCCGGCGTGTCTGTCAAGGATAAGGAGCTAGTTTCCGTTTAGTGTTGGATAGTTGCGGCCTAGCTGCTAGGGTTAGGCCGTAGCTATCTATTCCTAGTCGGGATTAGATACAAGATAAGGAGATATAAGCAATGACAATAGAAAAGAATCACGCCGGAGCTTGGGTCATAAGCGACACCGATAAGGCCGGCTACCAAGTAACACAAAGCTATTACTACTACACCAAGCGCGAGGCCGTGGCCTTATTTAAGGCAAGCCGCGACACCTATTGGATTAACTTAGAACGCCGCGAACGCGGATTGGCCGGTATCTAATGTCTGCTTTCAATGTAAACAAAGACACCATAGATTTATTGGTTTCAGCTTGGTATTGGACGGGAGACGGCCATTACATGCCGGAATTAATTACAGACACGACACCAAGGACGGCCGGCCTAGATACCTTTATGGAGGCCGCCGCCGGTTATTCGCCGGCGCGACTACCTATGGGACGGACGGACGGGACGGCCAAGTTATCCGCGCTAGGCGGGGAGCTAGTGGCAGAAAATAACGCAAGTGTAAACGCCAGATACGGAGAGAATACGGAGCCGGAGGCTTACAACTACACGCCATTGCAACGTATGGAAAATTGGCAGGCCGTGGTACTTGGGGCTATCCATTGTTACGAGTACCAAGCATGTGAGACGGAGGAATGGGAGCAGACTTTCGCCTATGCTTATTGCCAAAGATTACGCCGGAATATCACGAGCTTAATTGGTGTAGGGTACTGGGAATTTAACCGAGACGGAGCGTTAGTATGACTAAATGGAATTGGACGCCTAAGGCCTACCGGTTGAGAGATAACTTAATCGCGGCCGCGTGCTTGGTAATGTCGTCGGGCGTTATTGTGTTAATATTTTGGATAGGCACGAATTAGTTACCGGTTAGTCAGGCACGGGGTTAGTCTCCGTGTCTGGCTATCTAGTCACTAAGACTAGGAATTAAGGCCATAGGAGGGCTTACGAAATGGAAATACAAAATACTAGAGGCGAACTAACCGCTTACGGGTTAGCTTGTGGATATGTTGAGCGCGTAGAGAATGGAAAATACGGCATAGAGTTGGCACGTTATGGTGGAGGCCAGAAAGTTGAGCCGTACTACGTGCAGATAACTAACTACGATTACGTAGGGCACCCGTCTAACGCGAACGTATTCTATGAGCAATACCAAACACTAACCCAAGCGCGGAAGTCTTACCGCAACGCGCTAAAGTCTTACGCATAGGGGCAAGTAATGAACACTAAAGAAAAATTATGGAATACCGATAATCAGTTTATGAATGTTGAAATTGAGTACGTATTCGAGAAACTAAACGAGATAAGCCTAAACGACACGGCGGAAAGAAACTATTGGCAAGGCAGACTAGATAGCCTTGCCCAGATTGAACGCGCCAGAAAACAAGGAGCGATCTAATGAAAATTATTAGTGATAAAGACTCAAAAACATTGGGCTTAATTCTGGAAAGTTTACAGACCAAAACACACGAACACGAACTAATAGAGTGCCCAGAACACGAGGGCGGGTATGACTGTACCCCATTTTGCCGGACGTGTGAGGGTAACCAAGAATATTGCAAGCTATGTAATAACGACGGAGAGAATGCGGATTTTAACGACGACGGAACTATTACCCATTGTGGGCAACCGGTAGAGTGGGTGCTACACGAACACGGCGACGTATTGAACGACCCGTGTTATGCGTGGGTATGTAGTAAAGGTGACGTAGCTAGTGACTACGATTG